CCAGCACCAAACAAGCCTTGCGCGCCCTGCGTCAAAGCCGCCTGCTGCGCCGCGCCAAGCTGGCCAAGCTGACCCGCCGCCGCAAGCCTCTGAGCCTCCGCCTGCTGGGCGGCGGCAATGTCGCGGGCGCCAAGCCCGGCGGCAGTCTCAAACCCAGCTGATCGAAGCTGCGCCGCCGTGCGCCCCGCCTGATCAAAAGCCGCCCGGTTTGTCTCGGCTTCCGCCACCCCTTGGCGTGATCCACCAAAAGCCCGCGCCGCCACCGCCCCAGCCGCCCCTTGGTTCTGGGCGACCTGGCGGGAACGCTCAATATCAGCCAGGGTGGTGTCGATCACTTGCTGGGTATAAGGGTTTTGATAACCCTCCATTGCCTGCGCCACAGTCTGGGGCTGATAAGCTCCTACCCGGCGGGTCAATTCCTGGGCCTGGGCAATAGCCGGCTGGGCTGCCGTGGCAGCTTGGCCGAACTGTGCGAAAGCCTGCTGCTGCTGTGGCGTAAAGCCCGCCACCATGTTCCCCGTATAGGCTTCATAAGGCCTATCAGCCACCGCTTGTGCCCGGCTATAGACGTCCAGGGCACGAGACTTAAACTCAGGATCAACCGTCTGAGCTTGCGTTGTGGTTTGCTTTCCGCCGCCCTTACTCATGGCGAGATCTCCTTGGAAACTGTGGTTAGTATACCCGTAAATCCTTGTGCTTTCAAAGCACGAACCCACCCAGGACGCCCGGTGCCAGTCAGTTTAATACACCCAAACTGGCGCCCATAAACAACCAAAGATGGAATCATATCAATAATCTGCGCCAGAGACCCACCAACCAGCCAAGCGTGGATCACCTTAAAGGCAGGATACTCGATAAACTCGGTCACAATGGCGCCCTGTGGCGCGGGCCAAAAGGTAAACCGGCCTTCCAAAATGCCAGCCTTTACGTCCGCCAATTCGTGGCTATTGCCGGCATAATCCAAGGCTTCTTGGAGCCAGCCAGAACACCGCTCAAACTCCGCATCAACCGGCTTCATAAGGCAGTAGCCGAGATAACCCCTACATTGGAAACCTCGATGGTGTATCGGGTTCCATTGGGTGATTTGATAATCAACCGCCCAGGGGATACTTCGATATCGCGGTTCCGCTTGTGGTTTTCCGCATCTGCCCGCTCAAGAATACTTCGGGCAGTCTGATCGTCAACTTGGGTATAAACGGGCCTGGATGCAGGTAACTTCATCGCCTAGACCCTGGTACTGCTTCAAGACGGAAGTTGCCAACCCGCCAATCACCCAACTCCACCGCCTCAATCCGGAAAGAAACTTGGCGACCACTAAAACGGACATCGGTGTACTTGGATGATATTGTATAAGGCCCGTGTGTGGTTTCTGTACCCTCTGGCGCAAACCGGGTCTTAAACTCCACACTCACGCTGCCTTGTGATTTCTCATCCGGCACCACCTGGCGGGCAACCATAATCTGATCGCCATTACCAAACTCTAACGGCCCACTTTCCGCAAAAATCAAAGCCCCATCATAATTGAAGCCAATTTCGTGATCATAGAAATAACCAGAGGAATCAAACATCAGTGGATATTCAAACACACCATTGGCGATGCCAATGCTGCGGTCCAACTCACCAATCATCCATGTGTTTTCGCGAAAGTTCCACACCACATAACTATCGCACTCAGACGCACCTTCAGACGGGTACTGCCACCAAACTTCCTGATAATCTATATTGACCCAGGAAGTGATCTTAGCCGCCTGCTGATAATTGATATTGGTGAAGATGTAATCACTGACACTGGAATCCAACTTCTTCACGGTGCCATCAAAGAGGAAGAAGGCACCTTGGCCCATCCACGCAACACCATTATCCAGGCTCGCAGAAGCCTGTGGACCAATAACCCCACAACCAACCCCAACCCGCTCAAAGCCATAAACATACGGTGGCCCCTGATACACCGCCAAATGGGCGTCTGTGCTGGTCAGCAAAAGAGTACCGTATCTGGTGCGCTCACCACAAGCCAACGTGCCAGAAGTAGCCAATTCATAATCGCCAGCTTGGTTTGTGGCGGATGGCGTCCAATCGGTGTTATCTTCCTGATCACACCACTGGACCTTGCGGCCATTACCGCCGGCGCCCAAGGCAAACACAAATCGCTCACTAGTGGCGATAATGGATTTATTTTGAGTTGGTGCATTGGTGATTAATGCGGCCCTAGTCGAGCCACCCAAATCCCATTCATAAATCTTGCCTTCATCAGATCGGCAAGCAATCAGATATTCGCCCCAGTTATCCACCGCCCAGGTGCTGGCTTCCAAAATACCAGCAGCAGCGAACTGGGGGCGCGGCGTGCCATAAGTGGATGAACCATAAAGCCAGATACCATACCCGACCACATTTTCACTATCCGTGCGCCCCACGCTGATTTCGTATTTGTAAGTCGCGCTACCTAGGCTGGTTTGAGTAGTGGCTGCGTTACTAGAAGCCTGGACCGTATAGGTATTGGCGTTGGTGACAGTTACAAGATAATCGCCAGAAAGCGTAATCCCACTCGTCCCAATCGCCGTGCCAGAACTGAAGTTAGCGGTGTCGCCAGTTGTTAAACCGTGGCTGGTATCCGCCACCGTAACAGTAGGCGAACCAGAAACCGTGCTGAAAACATTAGACAGAGAACCCGTTTCACGGATTGGCGTGATATTCTGTGGCGCCGTATTGGCCTTAAGCCCATACAACTTAGCCGCACCGCCAGCCGCAGCCCAGGCAGTCCCATCATTGGCGCGCCAAGCATGAAGGCCGCGCATTACACCAGTGACCTGAATGTCTAAATAAGATGCACCGGACGCATATTGACGATTTGTCCAACCGCCAACAGGGCGTAGCGTTCCTTCAGTCCACCGCACCAGATTGGCGTCATACCAGCGATTTGAAGCCTGGTATTGCGTGCCTTGGCGGTAAACCCCAGGCGGTATTTTCAGAGGGATATAAGGCATTGCCTACACCATCACTTGCCGCGCTTGAGAAAAGACTGCACCGTTTTGGTTTCGTAAATTCGAATAACCGTCCACACGATGGTAAACGCCGCCGCAATAGCAGGAAGAACTTGGGCCAATGTCCCGATAACTGTGACAAAACTAACCGCATCTATAACAGTTTTCGTTGCTTCGTGGTTATCCATGGCCATAACCCTATCCTTCAAGCATCTTATGGCCACTGGCCGCTAACAACATTCGCCCAGTAGCCTCATTAGCCCGAACCATCTCATTTCTAAAACTCTCAACCGCCGCCCCGGTCTGGCGCTGCTGTTGACTATTCTCAATCATCAGAACCGGCATCCACGCCATGGCACAGGCCCATTCATCCACTTCCTTGCCCGTGTTTGGATTGGTTCCACGCACCTGGACAAACCAAGCGCAGTCCAACTTCCGGCATGGATTAAAGCCATCCAGTGGGCAGTTATGTTTTGGCTCGATCTGCATTAGTTTTTAGTCGCCAAAATAACATCAACGTAGGACACGGCAAGATTGATGGCGGTGCCGGTGAATGCGTGGTCATGGGAACCACCACCGCCAGTGTTTGCGGTAGAAACAGAAATTCCAGTAACCGCTGAATTTGTGGGGAAAGATCCACCTGGGGTGCCTGAATAACCTGTAGAGCCACTTCCTAATCCTGTGCCACCCAAAATATGAACGTGACCAGGATCACTCACTGTCGCTGGGTGATTGTGTGCTGGAATTTGAGCTGTTGTCAGTGTCGTCGCCCCAACCGTACCAGCCACCGCCTGAGAAGCAAAAGCCGTGGTAAACGCAACGGAGCCGCCAGAACTGGCAGAACCAGACACCACCCGCAAAGCCTTGTCATTGTGTGTGGTGCTTTTGGTCCAACCCGTAGGCGCAGCCGTCTGAGCAAACACCAGAACAGTGCCAGACGGGAACGCGTCCACCGTGGCCGTTACAGCCGGCAGGGTCAGAGTATTAGTGCCAGCCACTGCAACTGGTGCGACAGTAATCGTGCCAGATGTAGAGCCATTTAATTTGAAAGACCCTGTAACATTTAAGGTTTTACCTGAACCAACATTCAAACCGACACTAGTGCCACCTCCAGCCGCCGCGAAAACAGCATCAACCTGATCAAGATCGGTGTTTAATTTCGCCCCCCAGCTATCAGCCGAAGCCCCAACTTCCGGCTTGGTTAACCCCAGGTTGGTTGTGGTGGTATCAGCCATTTACTGCACCCTCGTCCATGTCTCATTGCCATCCGGTATGGTTGTCCAAGTATCAACCGCCGGGGCTGCTGTGGTCCAAGTTTCGGAACTTCCGGCAATCGGCGTCCATATTATAGCGGAATCAGCAACCTGGGTCCAGATTTCCGTACCATCTGGAATGTTTGACCACTTCAAAATGGCAGAAACTTCCATAGCGCCAAAAGCATCAATAGCGGCTGAAGCAAATTGAACCCGGTTGGCTGTGACTATAACA